AACTAACTAAATCGTAACCTATTACTATCAAGAGCAATTAACCTACGCTCATTTCCAATAAATTACACTCTTTTCGTAACTTCTCAGCGCAAATCTACAACAATTAATCAAAAAAGCAAAATCTTTTTGGGATAATTATTGCTGTTTGGAGTTATAGTAGAATGGATTATCTATAAGATATAGAAATCATATCCCAACTTAGCAGATAGAGAAAAAAGAAGTAGTACTATGTGGCAAGACAAAATGTCATTAGAAAAAACTGGACAAAATAATACGTTTCGTTATTCTATATTTCGATTATTCTTTGTACATTTGTCACATTTATATATATTCATAATACACCTTAAAATAATAACCTATGCTATCTACACTCAAAAGATATTTTGGATATAATTCCTTTCGCCCTCTACAAGAGAACATTATACGCCATATACTTAGCAACAAAGACTGTCTGGTGTTGATGCCTACTGGCGGTGGAAAGAGTATCTGCTATCAGATACCAGCATTGATGATGCCAGGTACGGCTATTGTAGTTTCTCCTCTTATATCTTTGATGAAAGACCAAGTAGAGAGTCTGCGTGCTAACGGCATTGCTGCAGCTGCTCTAAATAGTAATGCCTCAGAAGCTGAGAATCATGATATAGCAGAACATGCATACAGAGGTGAATATAAATTGTTATATGTGTCGCCTGAAAAATTATTATCAGAGATTCAACATGGTATCTTCAGTAATTCTCATGGAACAGAACCAACTGGTTCTCTCAAAGTTAGTATGTTTGCTATAGATGAAGCTCATTGTATTTCTCAATGGGGACATGACTTTAGACCAGAATATACTCAGCTTGGTAAGCTAAAAGAATTGTTTCCTAATGTGCCTGTTGCGGCATTTACTGCAACTGCTGATAAAATTACTAAAGAAGATATAATACAGCAACTCCGCTTAGATAAAGATGAAACAGGAGAAGTGAAGATTTTTATATCTTCTTTCGATCGTCCAAACTTGTCGCTAGATATTCGTCGTGGCTATTCTGCAAAAGATAAATTTCTGCTTTCGTTGATTGCTCGTCATCATAACGAGAGTGGTATTATATATTGCATGAGCAGGAAAACTACAGAAATGGTGGCTGAGAAACTTCAAGAAAAAGGTATTCGTGCCAAGGCTTATCATGCTGGACTTTCTGCTAAGGAGCGAGACGATGTGCAAGAAGCATTTATTAACGACGAAATAGATGTGGTGTGCGCAACGGTTGCTTTTGGTATGGGTATTGACAAGAGTAATGTGCGCTTTGTTGTTCATTACAATCTGCCGAAAAGTATAGAGAGCTATTATCAAGAGATAGGACGTGGAGGACGTGACGGACTTCCTTGCGAGACTGTTCTGTTTTATCAAGTAGGTGATCTTATAATGCTTAGAAAGTTTGCAGAAGAAAGTGGTCTACAGAATATCAATAATGAAAAGTTGGATCGTATGCAGGAGTATGCGGAGAGTCAAGTGTGTCGACGCAGAATTCTGCTCAATTATTTCGGAGAAACAATGGATCATGATTGCGACAACTGTGATATTTGCAAAAATCCTCCTCGTAGATTTGACGGAACAATACTTGTACAAAAGGCTCTTTCTGCAATCATGCGTACCAAACAACAAGTAGGATTTAAACTGCTGATAGACATTCTCCGTGGTGCATCTAATCAAGAGGTTTATCAGAAAGGTTACCACTTGATTAAGACTTACGGATGTGGTCGCGACGTTATATTTAAAGATTGGCAAGATTATCTCCTACAAATGCTTCACTTGGGTTATATAGAAATAGATTACAAAGATAATTCTCATATCAAAATTACATCCCAAGGTGAGGATGTTTTGTATAAACGCAAACAGGCTCAGTTGGCAATTATTAATCGTGAAGATTTTACAGTCAAAGGTAGAAAACAAAAAAAAGAACGTCAACAATTACATTTTGAAGAACAGCAAACAGGAATGACAGAAGATAAAAACCTTTTTGAGAATCTACGTCAGTTGCGCTTGAAAATTGCAACCGAAAGAGGTGTTCCTCCTTATGTTATCTTTAGCGATAAAACTTTGCACCAGCTTGCTATCGTACAACCAATAACATATATTGCGTTTGGTTCTATATCTGGTGTAGGCACTCATAAGCTCGAAAGTCTTGGAACTATGTTTGTTAAGGCCATTAGAGAATATAAAGAACTCTCAACGAATGAAACAGAAGAATGGAATGATAAAAATATCAACAAAGACATTGAAATTAAGGATTCGGTCACTACTCCTAAAGCTAAAAAGTCAGTAAGGGACTTTGTTACATTCAATGGAACAGAATATCATATAGGAAGTGAATTAATGGGGTGTATCAAATGGCGAACAACTATAGAAAATGTAGGCAAGGATGTATATTATACTCTTTGGCAGGAAAACCGTTACCCGATGACTCGATATATAAGTGAAGGTGTACAATGTCGTGATATTGTTTTAAAGCGTTTTGCCGAAATAATATCGGCTGTATATAACGTGGT